TGTAATGGTTAATGGAACTACAACTTGATTACCTGCTTGAACTTTTACTGTTGAATCTGCTGGTAAAGTTAAGAACACATCAGTCTTGGCTAAGAAGTTTCTCATCTCTTGAGTTCTTGACCACTCGTCTGGTGGTGTTCCATTACCCCAACGATAATATGTTGTTCCGTCAAGAGTTGGTGTAGTTGCTGTTCCGTTTACATCAACTTTAACACCTGTTAAATTCATATCACCGGTAAAGTAATATCCGATATCTGAATCATTATCCGTTCCAACGATATCTACTTGTTTAGATGAATCAGTTGTTTTAAATAAATAATCTGGATTTACATCACTTCCAAATGTAGAACTACCTGCCCCAATCTTAATACTCAATGTATCTAATCCGGTTTGAACTTCGTCCATCAAAGGATTTAAATAAATCACACCACCAGCATCTTGTGTTAGTGTTGTGGTTTCTTGTGCTAAATCATCATCAACAAATATACTGAACTCTCGTCTTTGGTTTCTTGTGAATCCATCATATGCTTGATAATAATTTAAAGTTTCTGATGTTCCGTTGGATTTTAAATTATCAATACTTGACCATTGTTGATAAGTTTCTCCATTGTAGTGTGTGTAATCTGTATCGAACACTCCTGATGTATATGCCCATAAGAAATATGTATCGTTTAATTGAAATACATCATCTCCGTCTACATCACCGATTAAATATGCACTTGGTGTTGCGACATCAATATCATTTGAGTTTTCGTATTTGTTGGATTGGAAATTAAATGATGCAATAGCGTCGTTAATGTTGGTGATTGCACCTCTATCCAATGTATAAGTGGTATGGTCTCCAACCACATCATCTGCTTCTGGTGGCCAGAACGATACACGATATCTGTTGTTTCGTGGTAAAGAAATATTAAAGTATCCTTTATCATCTGTGTATGTCCAATACCAATAACTTACATCTTTAAATCCTTGATTTTGAATTTTTTGGTCTGATGTTGAACCTGCATTTTGTTCATAGTATCTCATATGTTGATACCCCAATGCGAAGTTTCCATACTCGTCGTAAGTTCCCATAACATCATCATTTAGAGATTCGTCTGTTAAACTTGTTGGATAATTAATGTCTCGTATATTTCTCCAATTAGAAAGATTATCTGGATTAGTTTCATCTACTTCAAAGATAACTTTCCAAAATGGATATTTGTTTCGTGAGAATGCATTTGTTCCGTCGTATTCTCCAATGTATCTCATATATCCTTCAATGTCTACGAGTTTTGGATGTAGTGTGATATCACCACGAGCACCACCATTATAAGTTCTTTCTGATGTATAATAATCACCCCAATTACCATCAATGTAAACTTTATAATTTAATAAATAATCATCAGAAGCGTAAGTGTAATAACCTGATGAACCATTATAAAATGTTGGTATTCTAAATGCTCTTGGTGCAAAATCATCTACCACATCATTGATTTTAAAATATAATTTTATTACTTGTGTTTGAGTTCCGTCACCATTACCAAAAGTATAATCTGGTGTTCCGTCGGAATCGGCATCAACTCCGTGTGAAACCATTGTGATTCTTAACCAATCGTATCTGTTGTCGGAAATACTTTCTTCATATAATGTTTCGGATGTTCCAACGGCTAATGAATCTTGATAACCGGTGTTTGCATAATGAACCACTTCAAAAGAATAATCTGCACCTGATGATTCATCACCTTCAGTCCAATCGTCAATGTAATCTCCTTTAACAACTTTGGAATCTCCTTGTGACCAAGCGTTGATTGATGTTTCACCTGATTCTACCCAAGTGATTAAGTCGTTATCAAATGCAATATCAAATCTAAGTGCAGTAATATCTGCACCATTATCATCTAATGTGACTTCCATTTCTAAGATTTTATCTCTCCAGATATCAAAATTATTATTATCGTATGCTGGATTAGATGTATCTTGTGCTAGAAATGTATCTAAATTTTGTGTAACTGAGTCTTTCCACCACATTTGCGGTGTAGACCAACTACCTAATTGTTTTACTCGTATGATTGGGGTTTGTCCAAAGGCAAAACCAAACATCACTAATGACATAACCATTAATTTTAATGAACGAAACATTGTTTTCTCCGTGAGTTTTTGTCAATAATAAATATAAGATTGGGTTAAAAGTGGGGTTTAGACATCAAATCTAACTACAAAAGTAGTAGAATAATCGTCTGATAATTTGATAGGTTTTGCTAATTTTCCGTGAACTAATAGTTCTCCTTGTTCACTATATAAACCAATATCTGTAACATATGGTCTAAAAGTAGATTCAGTTACAAAACCCAATGCTTCTGAAGATGCATTATAAAATCTTGCATAACTACCTGTTCCTGCTCCACTTGGTTGAACACCTGGTGGGAAATAGTTTGACATACTGACAACTCCCTCTGCCATAGTGATACTACCACTTCTACCTGGTGTAACACTAATGTTTGTAGTTGTATTGAATTCTCCTGGTTTAACAACAACCAAATATTCATATTCGTAATGAGTTTGTGTTGCTTGATATTTTAAAGAAAATCCTGTAATATCTCCTGTGTATGAACCGGTATCAGTTAATACAATTAAACCTTGTTCATAAAAAATATTACCTACATCAGAACCACTTCCGTTTGCTTGAACACCTTGATTTCTATTAAATGAACTTGATTTGAATGCCGCAAAACTTGCAGAATGGGCATTATCATAGATAGTTCCTTCTCCGTCATCTCTCAAAGTAAATGTATTGCTTCCAATCGTAACATCTAAATCTAATGATAATGGTTTTATTTTTTCACCAAATGCATTTCTTGGAATACTAATAACTGACGCGGAAGTGTGAAGTTCTCTTTTGGTAGCATTAGTTCTAATATATTCAGTTCCTTTAGCAGAATAAAATAAATTACTCAACATAGCATAAGTTGGATATGAATAAAAATTAGTACTTACTGAACCAGAAGTTATAGTTGTGAAATCATCTGATGAACTTACATAGTTGAAAGCTGAACCTGAACGAGCCTTAATAGAATATACACCACTTCCACTACTATTGTTGGAAAAGTTATATCTTTTAAAGCTTTGAAATGCTTTCTTTGAAATGTCTTGTGGGTCAAGATTTTTGAACATTAGAGTGTCCTAAAAATCAAGTTTCACTTTAATAATAGCTTCCCTTGAATATGATTTTAATATTGGTTTTGATAACTTAGCAATCGCCAATAATTCATTCGCATCATTGTAAAGACCAACCTGTGTAATAAAAGTTTTAGGGTCTTTAAAGAAAGTTGCTTGTGTGAAACTTCCGTCTGATGCTGTCGCAAATGTTGGATTAGTACTGAAATTAAAGTTTCTATTGTTTACACGACAAAAGTAATTTGTTGAACTAATTTCTTCTTCACGACGAGCTTGGAAGTATGCACCTTGAACTATTGAATTATATAGTTTTTGTGGATTATTATCAAATGTATCTGATGAACGACTGGTTGTGATATCTGCTACATCATCATCAAGTTTTTGTGCATTCAATAATATAATTCCTAAGTCTGGATAAAATAATCCATATGCTCCGTCTCCTGCTTCTGAAGCTGCTGGTGTTTCAATTCCTGCTGCAATAGTTCCACTCACAACATTAAAGACACGACCACCTGCATTTACAGTAGGATTGGTTGAAGCACCACTATCGTCAATTAGTTTGACTTTTGCTCCACCACTATCCAAATGAAGTTCCCAATTACCTGGGTCAACTTTTTCTCTTTGTCTTGCTCTTTGAAATGAAATAAAGTAAAAGTCTTTTTTAGAAATTGTACTACCACCAGTAAATTCAATATTATTACTATTTGGTGGTAATAATAAATTTCTAAACTGACGATAAAGTGCTGCAGTTTGTCTACCACCTGTTGTTAATTTAGTGGTGTTTCCTGCTGAACCACTTCCGTCAATATGTGCATATCCCAATGCAAATTGAACTTCTGCTGCACTACTTGAAGGATTGATATTATAAGTCTCTAAAAATGAACCTGTTATATTTCCATTTGAAGATTGAGTATAAAATGAAGTTAAAGTAGAACTACCACCACTCCATAAACCACTTGATATAGTTGTTTTTTGGTTTTCAACTATATCGTTTGCTCTATTGAATCTTTGAAATGCCATTATCTACTCCTTATAATTTACTTGGGTCTGCTTTAACAGTAATCGATATGGTTTGTGATGCTCCGGTTTGATTACCTGTTATAGACAAGTTAGTATTTGTTAGTGTTGTTAATGACCTTGAGATTACTCTTACACTCTTACCAATTACTGTAATAGAGCGTTTTCTATCTACTTCGTTTAAGAATACTGGTGTAGTTGCTCCAGAACTTAATGCTTGTAACTCGTTTTCATCAAGTTGTATTCCTTTTGCAAAAGCAGAACCACCTAAGTTTGGTTTTGGTGTACTAACTTGTGGTGCACCACCTATTAATGTTAAGTTTGCAACATCTGCATTAAACAATGTAAATGTATATGAACTATCCAATCCATTACGGGTGTTAGGTGTTACGGTTTGTGTAATACCTGCTCCATTGAAAGTTAGTGAAGGACTTGGTAATTCCATAATAGGAAGTTTTGCTGTTTCCTTTGGAAGTGTTACCAATTTATATCTCATCAATTGATTTTCATCTACGAAAGATTCCAATAAAGGCATATTTTCAATCACTGCCCCATAATAGTTTGAACCATTTGGGTGTGCTGTATCCCATAGATTGTAATCTATTTCGTCGTCTGCTAATGCAAACTTTGTAATTCTAAATTCGTTCTGCCCTCTTGCCAAAAGTTCACGACCTTTTTTTGTCAAGATAGCATCTACTGTTATACTTGTATTATCTAAAAATCCCATTTATTTTGCTCCTGTGGAATGATATAACTATTCTTATTCATTAATAAATATAAGAAAGTTAAATTTTTCCGTTATTATTCTATCTTTAACCTTGATATTAAACTCTCTTGTGTTTTTAATACGGTAGGTGCTACTTCATTAACGATTACTGGTTCTTCTCCGTCTATTGAATTATCAATTGTCAATAATGTTCCTTGAACAAACACTCTATATAGTGGTGTTGAGTATGCCATACTTTCTACATCTGAACGGAAGAATGATGAACTATATGCTAATGTTGGCCCGACCGATGCACTATATGAACTTGAATAGAAATATATTAATTCATCATTATGTTCTGATAATCTGGATGCAGTAATAATTGGTTGTAGAGTTTCGGTAAATATAGTATTGGTTCCACCAAATGTAACACTTGCGGTTGCATATAAACTACCATATTCACTTCGTTTGTCAATTTGGTCTAACTTCACAATTGAACGATTGTTTAAAAATCCTAATGATGAACCTGTATCAAAATATGCTAAATTAATAAATGATTCATAATAAGGATATTCACCACTAACTTCAAAAAAATTATCATCAGAACCACTAATATATCTGGTGACTTTAATACCTTCTCCAAAGTGTCCTGCATTTTCAAAATATTGATTATCAAATACTGGTTTTCTACTTACGACTTGTTTTGAACGCTCTAATATACTTGGTTCAATTAAAATTCCTGTTTGTGTATGAGCTCTAGCAGGTGTTAGTTGTAATAATGTATCAAAAATACTTGAATCATAATATTGTAATAATCTTAAGTAATCCCAAAAATTATTTGAATTAGAATATCTTTTAAAATATTGTCTTCTTAAATATCTTAAATCTTTATAATTTGGTTCGTATTCATCATTAGGATTTCCAATATAATCATCAAAATTAAAATCTGCAATACTATAAATAATATCTTCATTGACAACATCAACTGGTGAAAAGTAAATACCTAAACGATTACTATCAAGTGGTGCAAAATCATCATTAGACCTTTCTCGTCTTTTATCCACCATAAGAGTTTGAGTTCCATCAAGATTTTTTTCTATCTTATTTGTTTCAATTCTAATCTTGGTTGCATTTCTACGATTAGGGCCAACATTTGGAACTTTCATCTTTTCTTGGTCTACAATACTTCTGAAGAAGTTTGATGTAAATCCATTTATATTACTACCTGTAATATTTCCTTGATAGGTATTTAAGTATGATACTTCAGATGCTGTTGGTTGTGATGACCAATTATTATTATCACCTAAAGGTAATCTAAATAATAGTTCATCATATGATGATGAATATGTATTTCCATTATATGCTTTTGGTGTTTGAACGTGATTGTCAAATACACTTTGACTTAATGGTTCTGACCATAATCTGAACTCCATCAATGAACCACTAAATTGTGTTCCAAATGCACTACTATTACCACCGATATATAAATCACCAGATGAAATAAATTCTGTATTAAATTTACTTGTTGGTGTTGATAAACTTTCGGTTGTTTCAAATAAAATCTTTTGTCTTCCAGAATCATATTGTTTAGCACTTAATTCGTAACTTGAAGTGAAAGATGCATTTTCAGTAGTGTGTTCGGCACCAGATGATGACTTTCTCGTCAACATAACTGACCACATATCATCATTGTAAAATGGTTGTAATGATGATGTAATGTATTCTGTTGTTCCATCAGATGCACTAATACTAAATTTTAAATATCCATAATCATCTGCACCACCATTGTCTTGTAGTGAAATTGCCCAATCATTATCTTTTTGAACAATTGTCATTGAACCAGAATTACCAACACTATATGGTGTTCTAAATCTAAATTCTACGGTATCTGGATATAAACTATTTACTGACTTCCAAGGAACTTTAATATATTGTCCTGCTTTAAAATCTAATGCATAAGTAAACTTTCTTTTGATTTCATAACTTACTCTTGTTCCTTTGTCAGGGCCACCATATTCTCTAACTCTCAATATAGAACTTGGTATTCCGTAACAATTTAATAATCCTTTAAGTGCTCTTTCTGTTCCTTTTGCCTTAATAAAGAAAGGTAAGTTTGCTAAAACTCTTTTCCAAATCTTTTCAGTAATTTCTTCTTGTGGTGATTCATATAAAGAATTTCCTGAGTTATCTTTTCCTAACAAATATGTTGGTAAAACAAGTATATCATTACCGGTGTATAAATCTAAACCAAGTGCTTTTGCATATTCTATTGCAACATCTTTTGATATACCTTCAGAAATTTTTTCTACTCTATTGTTAATATCTGTAAATCTGTTAACATATGAATATATTTCATCAAAGTATTGTCCAACCATATCCATAAACTCTAAGAATACATTATTGTCTGTATCGGCATAGATATGTTCTGGTAAAGTGTTTCTTAATGAATTCATATTACCTTGGTCATATAAAGAAGCACTTGCAATCATTGTGTTGAACCAACTTATTGATAATGGATTTGTTGAAGATAAAATGTGATTTGTTTGTCTACCCGCAGAATCTAATGAACTTGATTTTGGCCAACAAGTATCGTGGAATAATCCATTGGAACCACTTGAGTATGATGAACTTTCATAATATAAATAAGTTTCATATGGGTCAAATGAATTAATTACTCTTTGTCTTTTGTCTTCTATACCTTGAATTGTAGACAAAGAACTTGTAACATTAACCAATGAAGAACTTGTTGATGTATATCCTTCAATCAATTGTAATTTCTTTTTAAAATTACGAAGTCTTGATTCTGCATTTGAGAAATGAACAAAGTTTCCAAAACCTGTATCATCATTTTCTATTGTTAAATCTGTTGTGGTTTTTTGATAGTCAATGTTTGGTTGAACACTCAATAAACTACCACTTGTTAAAATTCTCTCTAAATCATTTGCAACATTGGTGTTGTTTGTAAGTATACCGGTGTGTGTTTGATAATTTGTTCCTTGGAAATTAATTGGATTATCAACTGAATTAAAGTTTGGTAATCTTAAGAAAATATGATTATTTTCTTGTTCTTCAAATGGAATCAATCTAACTCTATCACGATAGTCTGGTAATCTTTTTTCTACAAATGTAAATCCTTCACCCAACTCAACATCACTTGTTAATGGTTGTTTAACTTTTAAAATTCTTTGATTTCCATCAACACCCAATTGACTATTAACAACAAGATAATATTCATTTTCAACTTTAACATATGTTTTGTATCTTTGAATATTATTCTTTACATAATTAACTTTAAATCCTTTGAATTTTTTTGATACTTGGTCTTCACCTTTATGTCCGTAAAGATTTACTCCGTCATTGTAAGACAAAGAAACTCTAATACGATTAGCATCCAACACCTCTTTAATGGTTGCTACATAGTCTTGTGGTTTTAAGTTGGCTTGAACTTGTTTAACATTAACAACTTTTTCTTTTGCCTTCTTTTTGTCCTTTGAGTCTACTTCTGGACTTGGGTCTAATAGTCCTTTTTTAATTAAATCTTTTTGTAGTATTTGATATCCGACCGAATTTAACAACCAAGGACTATTTTTAATTTTTTCTGCTTGTTCTTTTGCAGTTAATGAATTACCTTTATCACCTAATCCGTCAGCAACCAATGCTGCTTTTGTTTGTTCTGATACATAAAATGGTTGTCCGGATGCATCTGCACCTGACTCAATGTGTTGTTTAAATTCAGCCTGTAATGCTTTCATACTTGCCGGTGGATTCTTTACATCAAATCCGGCATCTTTTATTGGGTCTACAATAATTTTTCCGTTTACACCGATTTCTTCTAAAACTATACCATCTTTACTGAGAACTTCTGTTACTCCGTCTGGTCTAACGATTGTTCTTGAATTTTTAAATGTTGGGCCTTCAACCACATTATTTGGTTTAGGGACATCTAATTTAATTCCCGAGTCTACATTAAGATTCGGTCTTGGTGGTGCAACTGGTGCATTAACTTTAACTCCACCAACTGATTGAATAGTTTTAATTGGTGCTGTTGGAACACTTGGTTTTGGTTTAGGTATTTGTATAAATGATTGAACTGGTTTAGGTTCTTGATATTTTACAGTATTGTTTGTTGTATCGATTTGTTCATTTACTGATGTTAATACATTATCATTTCGGGAAGGCATATATCCCTTTTTAATATTATTAGCCGCATTACCTGGTTTAGTTGTATCTCTTGCATCTTCGGTTGATTCAGTAGGTTCTTTAATAGTCAACACCGGTGCTGGTGGTGTCTTAGAAACTATTGGTGTTGCAGTTACTGTTTGTGGTTTAGCAATAGAAGTAACTGGTTTTGATACCGGTGGTTTTGGAACCTGTTTTGGTTTTGATTCCGGTGCCGGTGTTGGTGGAATTGAAGCTTTTACACTTTCAACCACGGGTGCCGTAGCACGACCAGTATTAGATACGGATTCTATTGATTGTTCTCTAATACTTTGAGAAGAATTTTCATTGTCTGTTCTTCTATTGGTTGTTATAAATGCTCTTTTTGCCATTTTAATTTTCTGTTAATTATCCTTTAGGAAAAACCATCAGACCTTTCCTGTAATTCAGCATTTGCCTCATCATCACCTTGATTTGCTAATTCTACTAAGTCTGCATTACTCATTGAATCATAATCTATTTCATCAACTGAATCTAAATCATCATCATCAACATCAACATCATCATTGTCAACATCTTCTTGACCTGTTACTTTAAACATATTTGGAATAACGATTTGACCACCAACCATATTTTGCGTAAATCCTCTATCAAGGTCATCAATGTCAAATTCCAATATGTTTTTTTCTTTAGAATCAAATTTTATCAAACCTGAATTATTTGAATTTATTGGTTGATATTCAATCATTTGTCCCATTTCGACAAACTCATTTCTATATTCTGGATTAGAAATATTACTATCCAATTCTAAAATAAACTCATCTCTATTTGGTGAAGTTTCAACTAATTTATATTTCATTTCTCTAATGAAAAGTTCTTCTTGAGTTGATTTGTCGTTTTGATTTCCGGTGTCTTTAAAAAATCTTACTTGTTTATTAATGACTTGTCTACTTACTTTTCCATCATAAACTTTCCCAAGTGAATCAACATAAACAGTTCTTTCTCTACCGGCAAGTCTTCTTAAAAATTTATAATGAACATCATATTCACCTTCACGAAAACCTAAATCTCTAAGATGTTGTCCAACATTTATATCAATAAAATCTCCATCATTTTCAAAATCAACTTCATTTAGTCCCATAATTTTACTAATAAGTAAATTACCACTTAAATCATAAACATATAAGACGAAGAAATCACTATTGATATCTCTACCCCAACTACTATAAACCTTAGTAGGTAAAAAGTATTGGTTTCTTTCTTGTTGTGTAAATCCGTATTCTCTTGCCATTACTTATTCCGTTATCCTGTTACCCAAGGAAAATCTAATTTTAACCATATTTCTTGTCCTCGTCTTGTATGGTATAATTGTTTGTTAATTACATCATCATAACAAAAACAATTTAAATCTCTTTTTAAATCTCTGTAATTTGCTCTTGGTCTTCCTTTACCACCAATCTTTGGTTTTTTCTTTCCTTTCTTTCTAAACTTTTCTACTTTGATTTTATCTTGTCTATATTCTTCCCAACCTGGTGCATTTTTTCCACCTACTGGGCCTTCTGTTTTAAAATATCTGTTAAGTTTGCTATGTAGTAAATCAGTTGACATATCTGGTGTATATTCTTCATTAAAATATTCTGACATAACTTGAATTAAATAATCTCTATTGGTCATTTGAAATTCTACTTGTTCATCAGTTGCTCCACCACCGGTATCAGAATCATCATCTTCATCTCCGTCATCAACATCTTCTGGTTGAAAATAATATTTAAATTCAGTATCTAATTGTCCATTAAAAAAATATTGTGCATTTTCCAAACGAACTTCTTGAAACTTTTCTTCTAAAGCAACACCATCTATAGCTGACTCAAATGATACTAATATTCCATTTTCTCTTAATGGTGAATTGGCATCAATAGAACTCGAAACTTGTTGTTTATTTATTAAATCATCAATTTGAGATTGATACTCAATACTATCACCATTGATAAGACTATTGTAAAGATTTGATTTTTTTTCTGCGTCACTTGGAAGATATGGCATCGTTTTACCTCACAACTCTAAATTCGTGTCCGTCGTCATAGAAGTTTATTTGCTCATCTGTTGTTCCACTACCACTAACTACTTTAATACTGAAACGATAATTTCTTTCTGATTGTAATCCGTTCATCCATAAATTAAAATAATTACCTGTGGAATCACAACTAATTTTTGAACCTGTTCCAAATGGAATAATTATTTCTTCAGTTTCAGCGTCTTTAACTTGATAGTAAGCAGATGCACTTGGCAAATATTTTACCGTAAGTTCTGCTGGTGTTGTTGAGAATGCAGTTGTCGGATATAATTCTCTACCCACTACTCTAAATTTAACGATTGAACCCTCTTTGTATTCCTCTCTTAAATTTTTAAAATAAACTTTTAGATTTTCTAAATTCGTTGATGTCAATGGTGATAAACTTCCTGTTGACCAAGAACTATCGTCCCACATTACTTCCAACTTCGGTGGATAGATTGTGTGAGTTTCTGTTGAGAAAAATTTTAAGTTTCCTAATCTTGTTGAACTACTTTCATCTTTGGTTGTATCACTACCTGGATTAAATGAAAAGTCTCTTGAACCTGTGTATAATGATTCTCTTTTAATTATAAATCCTTGATTAGGAAATAATGATGATGAATAAATATGATTCTTAACTAAGTCTGTTACATCTATTCTAACATCTCGTGTTGCTTTGGTCAAACTAAATGATGAACTAACTGAATATTGTCCACCTTGACTTCCTGTCCACCAAGCACCTCCGTCAGTCAATACTGAACCCGTTACCCAAGGTGTTAGTTGGTCGTGATTTCTATATTTATAACTTACTCCATTGGTTGTTACTGGGTTGTGGTCAAGTTTACCATCACCTTCAGTCCAACTACTACCACTTACCATATAAGCAAACAAGTTTTGAGTTCTTAGTAATTCTTCTGATGATGCGTCATATAAATTTAAATAATACTTTGCTGTTGAAGGAATTTTACCAGATTGTACTGATGATGAAATATCTGTGTAATCAAATTGTATCAATACTCTGGAAACATTTTGAACACTTCCATTTTGAGCAACAACTTTATTAATTTCAAGTATTTCGTCTGCTCCGGTATTGATTGATGAAGTAGTTCCACCTGAATAAATTGTTGCGTCTTTATCTCCGTATATAAAATAATGCATTATCTATCTCCTACTACTCTACCTTCAATATCAGCATTTGGATATTTCAATTCAAATATACTTGGGTCTAATGATGGATAGATAACTCCGTCTTTTGATGCGGATATCATATCATAAACATTACCACTATATCCTTGAGATGTTAGGTATTTATTTTCAATTAAAATTAAATCTTTGTTTGGATTGTTAGCTTCCGGTGGAACTAATGAAACCACACCATCTACCAATGATATTTGATATGCTAAATCACCTAAGATGATTGGTTGATTAATTTGCCACTTTTGGATATCAAAAAATTGTTTTACTTTTTGTATTGCTCTAAACAATACATCATTTTTATTGTATCCTCTTTTAACAATAATATTAAACTTAACACCAAAGTTAATAATATATCCGTCTTTTAAATTAATCGCATCTGTTAAGATTCTGTATTGTGAAAGGTATACTTTCAGATTTTGTTTTACTGCTTGATTGATTCTAACTAAATTTCTATTTTCATCATATCCTAATAAATACATATTTAAAGCTAATGGATTTTGCACTACCGACGGGTCTCTATATCTTGTATCAACTACCTGACCATTAATAATCTGTATTTGTCCAGTAGATTCTAATTGTTCGTCTTGAACGATAAATGCTTTTGCAATGTTTCCATATTTTTGTGGTAATGAATAAACTCTTGTAATGTAGTCCGACTTGGTAACTGCACGATTTTGTGCATTAAAATATGCTGCAGCATTTTGTTTTATTTCAGTAATAGTTTCTGTTGATGCTCCACCTGATGAAGGACTTACATTAGTTACGGTTAAACTTGATTCTACCGTAGATAAAGTATTTGCATTTAATCCAGTAGTTGAGTTTGAATATAATTTTCTACTAAAGGAATTTATTCTATTGGATGCTACATTATGTTCTACTGCTCCACCATAATTATAAGTCACGGTAAGTGTTGTATTACTTGGTGCTAATCCAAATGTTTTTGTTTTTAAGAAATTACTTGGGTCAAAGGATGCATCTAATTTTGAAATACCTACACCCAATCTTGAACCAACATTATCTGGATTTGGAATAATTTCTTCATCTGCGTTATCACTAACCCCTGAACCAAATCTTAATTCCATTTTGTTATCTTCACGAACTCTTGTGGTAAATCTTCTTGATGTTTTAATAAGTTTTAATAAATAAGGTGAATCATTTTTAAATGAAGCAAGAGCTGGGTCATTAAGTGAAGTATTTTCTTCATCTTCAAATACTGTATCTTGTGCTAAAAATGGAACTTCATACCAAGTATTATTATCGGAATCAACAACGGAAACAATTGAAGTGATTTTTTCATTTTCTAAAACAACCTTATCAAATTCTTTCCCACTTGTAAATGAAAATTGTTGAGAAGTTCTTCTACCTGATTGTGCTAAACCTCTTTTTGTTAATTTGAATGTAGTCGGTATAGTTCCTGAACTTGGTGTTAACATTTCAACATTCATTCTATCTAATGAACTTGATACTTTAAAGTTAACATCATCCAATAATGTAAACTCAACACCACTATCAGAAATCAAAGTAGAATTAGAAGATATACTTCCAGCATAATTTAAATCTGGTTTATAATTCTCACCTACTTTTATAGCAGGAACTTCTAAAGTAAAAGTTAACTCTGCGGTTGAAGGTGATGCTAATCTTGGTTTGTATCCGTAAGATTGTGCAATTGCTAAAACATTTTTTCTTTCTTCTGCATATTGTAATAATGTTTCTCTAAATTGATTATCAACATAATAATTCAATACATCACCAACATAAGATGCCATTTCAACAAACATCATACCTGGTGATGCTTCATTGAAATCATTGTATTGATTTGGAAAATAAGATTTCGCAAATTCTATTAGATTGTCTCTAATGTTTGAAAAGTCTCTACCGAGATAATTGATTTCTTTCTTGACTAACTTTTTATTTGTTCCGTAGTCTGGCATTTTTATTCTCCAATTCTAAAATCAAAGTTTAATATTTCTATCGTTTCTGGATTTAAAGAAACTGAAAATTCAATTTGAACATTAACTTGATTTTGTTCTTGTATTGTATATACATTTATTATATTAATATAAGATAAAAAGTTTTCAGTTGCTGAACGAATAGCTTCTTCAATTCTATTTGGAATATCTTGTCCTTGTTCAAAAACAATTGACTTTAATTGACTTCCAAATAATGGTTGAAATATTCTTTCTCCTGGTGTAGTAAGTAATAGATTTCTCAAATTTGCCTTTGATTGTTCTAATACGGTTTTTGTTTTAAAGAAAAAACCTTCGGGACTATATCCCAATGGAAATCGTATTCCGACATATTTGTCTTCGTTTCTATCTATTTCTCTTACACTTCTTGCCATTATGGTCTAAATCCACCCTCACCTGATTTCTTTTTATTAATTGCTTTCATCAATCCAGAATAATCACGAGTTAATGCATTCACTACATCTTCAGGAACTGAATTTACATCAACACCAGCTTTCTTGATAGTTTGAACTGCACCGACTTCTCGTGCTTTTTCTTTATTTTGACCTCTACCTAAATCTCCATATCCTAAGACTTCGGCCATATTATCACTACCTAATACACCACCACCTAATGTAGGCCATTCTTCATCTCTTGATGAACCTAATGGTTTGGTGTTGTTCAATACTTCATTTAACACTTGGTTCTTTGAATATTGTTTATATGGTTTTTGTTTTACAACCGGTTTAGGTTTTGGTTTAGAAATTGTTTCCGATAAACTAATTTCTTTTTCGTCATTAATAAATATCTCACTCAGTTGTTTTTTGATTTCTTTACGAACAACTAATTCAATTATTTTTACTAATTCGTTTTTCTTCATTTTAACTCCTTGCTGTATTAAATAAATTTTGATAGGATTGAGCTTGGTCAGCTACACCAACTATACTCCCTAAGTCAGAAACTTCTTGTTGAAAATTTGAAATTCCTCCTTGTTGAACATAGTTTGCTAAATCCTTTCCATCAGTTCCATTTGCGATAACACTCTTTAAATCCTCAACTCCTTGAAAACCATCAAAGTTTCCAGAGTCAAGTAATTGTGATATACCTGATGCATTTAATGAATCACCTGATAATAAATCATTTAATTGTGAAGCACTTTCTATTTTATCTGAAACTGATTTTTCTAATTCTTTTAGTTTACTAATTTGTTCATCAGTAATGTTTGATATATCATCAATGATACCATCAAATCCTGCTGGTATTGGTAATACTGCTTTTATTTCTTCAATTGTTTTTGTTTCCATTAATGCTTTACTTAAAAATTCTAAGTTAATTGTAGCGTCTATAAAATTCTTTGCACCTTCCAATCCTTTAACGATATCCCTTACACCAGAAGGTAAGGTAAGGGGATTAGATAATTTAGGAACCCCAATAGTCATTGCTTGTAAAAATTGTTGTATTCCCATTACTTGTTTTAAAAATCCCACAATATCTAATTGTGGAAAAGGTATTCCTTCTTTGGTTGCATTCAATATAGTTCCACCAGATTTTATGTTGTTAATGATTTGACTACCCTTTGGTTTCAACTCAATAACTTTATTTGATGTAATCAAAACATCACCTTGTTCAGAACTAATGTTTATATCTTTTTCTGAAAACAATCCAATCTCATCTGTTTTTGCATTCAATATAATTCTATCAGTATCTAAAACTATTTGTGGTTTTGTATAGTCTGAACTTACAAAATTCTTTGAAGGTTCTGATAAAATCACTTCTTCGTTTGAAGTCATATACAACGAAGTTTTATCAATTGTTAAATCTTCTATTCCGGTTTGACAACCAGCAACTAATTTTATATTACCACTATTTAATGAATCATTATTACCCAATCTTATTGAGTTTTTGTATCTACCTTCAATTGTAGTATCACCTTCAGAAAACACCAATCTATTCGGATAGTCATTTACAAAGTTTACACCTTGTTTAAATGGTCTTTTATTTTTTACATTTTCTGAATTTAACACATTTCCATTTTCACCAATAAGAGATGTGTTGTCGGTTATTCCGCTGATGTTAAAATTTTGAGAATTAATTTGAGTAGTGTTGTTTGTTAATCTACCAAAATAATATCGTTCTCCTCTAAATGACAATCCAAGATACACCTCACCAACAATAGGTTGTTGATGTATATTGGAACTCAATGGATAAAATTCTAAACATTCATCAGAATTTTGATTTTGTTCAGAAATAATATATCTACCAATCACTGCACCTGGTTGAGATACTCGTCCACCTTGACGATATATGTCTAATACTTCAAGTGGTTCTATTTGATAAAAGTGTTCAGTAACTTGTCTTTGTTTGAGAACATCTTCTAACTCTTTTCTTGTGATAAAATCGTTATCAAATATTTTATCAATAGCACCACCGAAACTCTTATCGGAATAAGCCATTTAATTTTCCCTGCTGATAGAATTGTCTATTTCGTCTTTTTTGATTTGTAACTCTTGAACGTCGTGTTCGATAGCATCCATAAGTTGTTGTTTTTCTGCGTCTGATAAACCGAACTCATCTCCGGAATCTGATACTCTTTTTTCTGCTGCCATAATTCTTTGAACGACTGTGGCTAACTTGACTAATTGTTCGTCGTTCTTCACATTGATTTCTAAATACTCTTTGAGCATAGGAATAATCTGGACGGCAGTATCTCCGTCTTTAATAAACCCTACCACTTCTTTCATCAAGACTTCTAATTGTTTCTTATTGGTTTTGGAATTATCGTAGATGTCTTTGAACACATCAGATAAGGTTTTGCCTTCAAATATTTCATAATCGTGTGCCATAGTATTTTCCTATCAATAAATATAAGATTGTGGAAAAAAGGGAATATATATTTATATATCGGTTTATTTTTTTAAAAATACCATATAGTTATATAGGAAGTCGGAAAAAAACCGACTTTTATTCATTTAAAAGGGGAAACTAAAATGAAAGACGCAATGAAATTGATATTGGATTCAATAGTCGGAATTAAAGACTTATTGTATCACATTATCGGCTTAGGTGTTCTCGTACAATTAGTATTTGTAGGGGGATTCTTAGGAATAGACATTGTTGGTAATTTGATTAGTTTGGTAAATTCTTTCGGTGACGCAGGATTTGCTGGATTTCTATCATTTATCGTGATATTCGGATTACTCAACAAATAAAGGTGGATTCAAAAGGCCGGTAGAAATATCGGCCTTTTCATCTACAATAAATCCCAACTACCTGTAAACTTAGTTTCAATACTTCCAGTCGCCAGATAATTCTTTTGTAAATTAACGTGATGTTTTTTCAAAACATTAATTACTCTGGTGATGTGTTGTGTGTTGGAACCAGTCATTTCTCTAATTAAAATATATAATGCCTTTTTATTAAAGTTTTCAATGTTTTGTCTTTGTTCCATTAAATACAATACTGAATTAGCTACATCAATGTCTTGTTTTCTTTTAAATACCGTAGTCAAATTATTTGTCCAATAATCAACGAATAAGTCCATATATTCTTTTTGACCTTCCAAGATATCGTCTCGTTGTGTTTCCCACAACGCATCTCTTTTGTAATCAGTAGCGTCCTCTTGGTCAGTCTGTTTTAGTTTTTTGTAATTGTTGTTGTTATGTAGAATCAAATAGTTTTTAGCAACAATACTGAAATAACTAAATGCCTTACCTTTACCTTCGGCGAATTTATGCATATTCATATATAAGAAACTCACAACCTCGTGTTTAACATCTTCACTCGGAACATCAAAGTAATAAAACTTAAATGTATGAATAATGTTTTCTGCCAACTTCTCAAATGGTTGTCTAATATGTTCATTATAAATTCGTTCTCTTATATGTGAACGAGTTTCTTTGTTGTGTCTGATGATTGCTTTTTCTGTATCATCAGTAAAGTAATATCTTGTTGAACCTTTTTTTGCTACTCTCGGCATTATAACTCCTGTTCTGTTATTTCGTTTAACTCGTCTACGGTTTCTTTGATTGATTGAAACACTACACCGATTTCATCATCAGCTTGAAATGTTCCTTTTTGGTCAATCTCTTTTAATACATTTTGTGTGTCTTGGATTCGTTGTGCGTAATCCTCAACCCAAGTTTCAAGTCTTTCTACTTTTCTCGTTAAGTTAAATGTAGTCCAACCTAAAGTCAAGATAATAATTGTTAACAATGCATATATCATTTTTTAGCCTCCCCGAATAGTTCGTTAAAGATATCTTTCGCATCTGTTGATGTGGTAAACTTTTCTTTAACTTCGTTGTTTTTATCAATCTGAGTGTTTACTGCACTTTTGATTTTATCTACTGATAATGCTACTTTTTCAGATTCAACCCTATCACCTTGTTCCCACTTATCATATTCGATATGTGTTGCCATCATATCTGCCTGATGTAGAACATAAGCAATATTACTACGAAGACGAGTTGCGTGAACATAACCGGTGTAATAACCTTTATTTGCTTCTTCATACATTCCGTCTGTTAGTCTTAATCCAAGATATTCCCACTTAGACATTTTAATTCCATAATGGTTTAATAAAAATACTGACCTATCGGTTACGGTCATATATTGAATCTCATCATTATGTTTAAAAATTAATCCTTGATTTTTACGATGCCAATCGGAATCGTTTGGAACATAATACTCACCTTCTAAATCTCCAATCTTACCCAAGTCGTGATGTAGAGCTGCGAATATTAATTCTTCATCTGTGTAGTTGATATGTGCTCCGTTGTCTTTCCAGATTTTATTAATCTTTAAAGCAAAATCAATCACGTGTAACACGTGGTCTACATACCCACCGACAAATGCATTATGAAAATGTTCCTTTCCACTTGCAGGTGCCATACACATTCTATCTTCAAAGTCGTCATACATTTTATTTAGATTTACTAATCTTTCTCCTGTAAATGTATCGTTGATAATTGTTCTTAATTTATTCCAATTATCTTGTATTTGTTGTTCTGTTAATTGCATTATTTAATCTCCAATTTATTAATTAATTTCTTATTGAATTCTTTTTCGTAATATGAAAGTGGTTTTGTAACTTCCAAATACTTTTCTTTTATTAAATTTAATTTCTCTAATCTAATACTTTCATCTCTTAAAGTCAAGCACTTTTTCTTAACATCTTCAAAAGAATAACATCTTTGCCAATCATCTAATACTAACTGATTATTACAATCATAGTTTTTCCAAACCAATGGAATCACATCACAACCCAATGCTTCATTGTATCGTGAAGTTAAGTGTTCTTCTTGTCCAGGCCAATTAAAACAAAGTGTTGCTCTACACTCAGAAATATATTCAAATATCTTGTTCATATTTTTATCAAACTTGTGAGTATATTTAAATCCGTCAAAATATCCAATCATATTATTTACAATATCAGAATCGGAATTTATTTTGTCTAATATTGTGTGTCGTTCATCTTTGGAAGAAACTCCTTTGAGTAATTGAATGTTCATTCTGACTTTAAGATAATTTTCTTTTGTATTGGATTTTTGAGTTAGTTTATTAGTTTTGATATTATACCAATCTTTAATTGGAACTTCTATTTCTTCTGAAGTAAAATCTACTTTTTCTTTTTTTGATGTTCCCCAATATGCAAAATCTTTTGTTTTTGTTTTGTTTATTTTTAAGTCTAATAAGTTTATAAATTTTAAATGATGTATTCCGCCTGGAAACTCACTTTCATCAATTCTATCAAAAGTTAAATTTGGTATATCGTGAAATACTCTTTGTTCAAAAAGTTCACAAGTGTCGGCTTTATCACTTGTTATCAAAATAATCTTTCTTGGTTTTGGATTGTCAAGTAAGGCCTCTCTAATGTTCTGTACTCTTGTCCAACTTCTACCCAATAATATATTTGACATTCTTCCTTTGATGTGATAAGCAAATTCATTTTCACTTGGAATTACCAATACATCTGAATCTATTATAGATTTTATATCACGAATATTTTTTTGTTTTTTCGGAATACTTGGTAATGAAACATTGTAAGAATTAAAATCATACTTGTCGTTATTTGTCTTGATAAAGTTTTCTATTAATTGATACATTGAATCAACAATATGTTCAAAAGGTTTACCAGTATATTTTTCTGTATTTCTTAAACGAACAAATGTTATTTTCCTACATTCCAAAATAATGCTCCCTTTGTTGCGTGTTCTTTGATGAAAGTCCAAGCCTTACTATCGTAAGTTAGTGAACTTGGAAAAGGTGGTCGTTCATCTTTTTTACACTCTTGTTGAAATTCATATTTAGAACGAAATGTTTCTGCCCTACCCATTTCTTCTTCTGTTGTGTTGTGTCCGATTTGTACACCATAAACTTTTGCATCTGGCCATGCTTGTTGTAAACCTCTACTCAATACACCACTACTCATTACCGTCCAGACTTCAGTTGGATTGATGTTTAAACTTAATGCAGTTTCTGTCATTGCCTGAATAATAATCGGGTGGTCTCCACCGAAAGGAATTAAGTGTGATTCAGTTTCTTCACAATAAACTTTTGCCTTATGTTGTATGTTTGATAAGTATCCCATTGGAACTTCAATAATATTTGCACCTAACTTTTCTGCTTCATCAGTCAACCAATATCGTTTACCCTTTGGTACGGTCACGGTACATCTTCTGTTTAAATCTTTACAAGCATATGCCAAAGATAATTGTGCATATCCTTGTCGTGGTGAAGCATAAACAAACTCTTGAACATTAGGAAGTGATGCAACATACTTGGTGAAGGCTCTTCGTTTAGTTCCTCCGTCTAACAAATCATCTCGAACAACTTTAATTCCGTCAAATTCTTCAATGATTGGTTTTGGTAGTTCAACATCACACTTGATGTTTTCGTATCCGTAATCAAAGAATTTATTCACTATGTAGTAATGTCCTTTTCAAATTCATCAAGAAGTTCATAATCATAATCGTGAGTAAGAAAATAATCACCAACTCCAAATATTTGAGTTCTATGACTATTGTTTTTTTCCCACTTTCTTTTTGCTGATGGATTTGCAAAATACAAGTAATATTTTATTAATTGTATTGATTTCTTAAAACTATCAAGACATTCTTCAATCTGTTTATCACTAAGTCCATTTTCATTACAATATTTTATAACTTTAGTAGTAAGTGGGCCAAAGACTTGAACATAGGGATTAACTATTTCAGTAGTATGAGGCCCCTTATGGTAGACTGATTTTGGTAAAATTCCATTTTTAAAATAATTAGAAATTAATTCTTCGTCAGTCCCACCATTTAATTTTATAATCTTTTTTTCTAAATCTTTCCTATGTTGATTTGAAACAGTACCCCAACTTATTCGTGGGCCCAAACCCTTTTGAGCTCTTTTCTTATCCAACTCATAACTTTCCATTTGAGTTTTTATATACTTCCAAGCATCTTTAGATTTTAATAGTTTTTTAACTCTGTTATGTTCTTCATCAGTTTCCCATATTAAGTTGTTATCAACCATAACTTGATATTCTCTTACAATGTCATCTTTAGTTATAGGTTCTACTGAGTTATACCTTTCATTGTCTCCATTTGCAATTTTCCAAACCTCCATATCGTTCCAGTTTTGATGAATAGATTTTGGTATAATTATTACATCTAATACAGCAGAATCTGACCATTTATTGTCTCCACTACCATAAGAGTCTGAAGTATGTTTACCACAAATAAGAACCGACTTCCAATGAATATGTTTGCCGTCTAAATAGTAATCTCTATCTTCCAAAACAACCACACATTTAGCTCCCTCTTTAATATCTTCTTGGTTGTCTATTTTTGTTTGAATAAGAAACTGAAGTTCTGTAATTAAACTTTTAATTTTTGCAGCCTCTCTTACTTGTAAGTTTGGTAAGTTAGATAACTCTTTTGCAGAATAGTTTTCTTTAATTAGGTCTGGACTTAGTATTTTTAACTCATCATACTTATCCGTTCTCTTATCTTTTAATATCTCAATTTCTTTATTTATTTGAGCTACAAGATTTAAATCAACACCAGATATTTGATGTCCAGAAGTGTATTGAATTTTTTGGTTAAAGTAATCACCTTTACCATTGTTCCAAAATCTATGTTTTACCATTTCAAGTAATTCTTCTTCTTTCTTTTTCATTTGTTCAGCTGTTCCCCAATGTAAAACTTCTATTGTTTTTTGACAATCTTCATCTATGTAAAGTTCTTTCATTTTAGGTACTTGACTTGAAAAATCATAAAACTTTTTTTCATTAATTTTAATTGAATGGTATCCAAGATAATACCAAGTCTCTCCATTCTTTTCGAATGTCCACAAATAAACATATCCTGTTGCATTAGGATACCAATTTTTTCTAAGAATTACTTTAATTCCTTTTTCTTTATTTTTTTGTTCTTTGTAAAAAGTTACAATATATGGTGTTACAATTTCTTTAGTCATTTTGTTCCTTTATAAAATATTAATATTGGTTCATATTTATAATAAGTTCCGTCAATCTTGACTGAGTTCTTTACTTGACTTGCATCAATTCCTATCATTCTTGTCATCAACATTTTGTAAATACCTTTGTATTCACCACCAAGACTTTCCACTACATCAATACTATCTTGTTCTAATGGAA